TACAAAGACCCACTGAAATTTGGAATGCTGTAATTCGCCCCAGTGAAATGAATGTAATGAATCCCTTTGCCTCCAACACAGGTTGGGCCCCTCGCTCCACACTTAGAACTTTTGATCTCCCGAAAGATTTCATGAAGGGCCGTAAATTAGATAAGTTAAATAATTATGAATGGTTTAAAGCTGATATGGTTATTCGTTTTATGGTAAATGTCAATCCTTTTGTCGCTGGTCGATTGTGGGCTTGCTTTTCGCCCATGGAAAATAATGTTTTTGATGAATGTAAGTGTATTTATAAGAGTCGCGCCGCTATAACGAGCTATCCTGGCGTGGAGATCGATCTACAGAATAATAATGCTGCGGAACTCCGTATTCCATGGTGTTCGACCTACGATGCAATTAGTTTAACGGAACCTGGCGATCCTAACGGTCTTACTGGTTATAGTATCGGTAAGGTTCACTTGTTTTCTATTTCTGATATGCTTACTGGAGACAGTGGCACTACCATCCCCATTGTCGCATATGCATGGTTCGAGAACATCGAACTCAAGGGCCCGACTTATCGCACTGTTAGCGTCGACTTCCAAGGTGCCAAAGAAACTAAAGGCCCGATTACCGAAATTGCTTCGAAAATTAGCGCTGCTGGTGACTACCTCTCGGAGGTTCCTGTTATTGGTGGCGTTGCATCCACCGTCAGTTGGATATCTAATCTGGTCGGTGGTGTGGCCTCAGTTTTTGGATGGAGCCGGCCCGTAAAGGGTTCCGCCTCTGACGCGATCGTTAACATCCCTGGTCGCGGCTTTACCAATTTTAAGGCAGAAGATGCGGCAATTGTACTCGGTATGGCCGCCGATAATTCCATAGCCGAAAAAGAAGTTAATTTTATGGAAACTGTTGATGAAATGGATATTCAACATATCGCTGGGCGACCAGCTTTGGTAAGTACACTCCGGTGGATCAAGGGATCTCAGCCCAAGGCCATGATTGCCAATCAGCCAGTTGGTCCGCTAGTCGATGACATACGGACCAGTGATTGGACGATTGGTAGTACTGGTTATAAGGTTTTTGATCTTTCCCTCTTTGAGGCTCTTGGAACTCGATTCGCTCTCTGGCGTGCTGATTTGCACTACAAAATTTCCATTACCCGTACACCATTTCACGTTGGGAGACTTGAGGTTATTTTCGTACCTGGTGTTGTAGTAGAAGATGATGACGTCCCACGTTTAGACTCAACGAATACGTGGCGGCATGTGTTGGACATGACAGAACAGAATGAGGTGGAATTCGTTATTCCTTATATGCATAAGAATGTGATGTGCAGAACCGGTTTGGATCCGTCAGGATACGAAAGAGGCGATACCGGCCCCCAAGGTTGCGTAGGGTCTCTAATAGTACGACAATTAACACCTTTGTCAGCTCCTAGTACTGTATCCAATTTCGTGCAGGTTAATGTGTGGAAATGGGCTACCAACGTCTGTTTTGCGTGTCCCCTCGCGCAGAATCTGGCAGTACCACCAAAACCCATTAGGACGGCAGCGCAACGTGCGCTTGACGGATTTGATCCGCATCCTGATTATTTCCTTAATGACCCATATGAGACAGTATCCGTAACGTTGCAAGGGGCACTGTCTAACGACCCGATATCCGCTAGAACAGTAGCTTTTGGAGAAGAGAACACATCAGGTAACACACTCAATAGTGCTTGTTTGGTTGGTGGTGAGATGATCACTAATCTTCGACAGGCTACGCGTGCACATCGTGCATTTGACCGCCAAGTTACCGACGAGTACTTGTTGGACACCAATCTAGTTGGCGGAATTGGCGGCTATATTGGTTTCTGCGCAAATATGTTTGCGTTTTACCGCGGCGGTCTTAGTTATAAACTAATTCCGCAGTCGACAGATGCCAGTGTTCGTCGACGTTTTGTCACGACCCGGCTTTGCCAGGTTTACGCAAACGAACGCATCACCGATGGCCCGGAACATCACACTTTCACGGATGTAACACCTTTCCACGAAGTGCAGGTTCCGTTCTATGTCACCTCTCGGCGGGGATTGTGTAATAACAGTTTCCAGCTGCCGGTGGATGCTACTGATACAAGTCTGGGCGTCTTGGTGCGCACTGACGTACCTGGTGGACTCAAGGCTTATGTTGGCGCCAAGGACGATTTGACCTTTGGGTTTTTGTTCGGGACGCCAATTTACGCCCGTGTTGTACCGTAACCTTAAATGATGAAGAAACCATTTAAGTTATTTTAGGTTACATATTCGCTGAAAACTAACGAATGTAATGAACTGTGTGAGAAAGATTGCAGGTAGGAGGTTGGCTTCATTGTCATAAATCCATCACCACCTGTATGATTCAGATTGCAGAATTATCCCTTCGTAGGAGAATGGGCTGGCAGCTCAAAATGAGTTAGCCAGTACCTTCCTGAAATGTTTGAAGCACCCAATAAGTAAACATACGTAGTGAACTTCCTGAGAAAGATCATGAATAAGAGGTTGACCTCACGGTCGTAAATCCATCACCATTCATGTGATTCAGATGAAAGAGCTATCTCTTTGTAGTAGATTGGGTCGGCATTAGGCCGATACCTTACTGAAAGTACTTATTGTTTCATGGTGAACTACTCACCTTAACTGTAGCTAGTGTGGACCACTTAAACCTCAGTCAATAAAGACTATAAAATTATTTTTAGTGTTCCGAAATTGCGTACTTGTAAGTCCGCCTTGAGCTTAGTACGACTTCGGTCGAGAAATCCTTTCTAGGGACACTTGGAATACCCCTGTAGTATAACTACATTAGTTTAGTACCTATACGAATGAAACTTGCGTTGTTTGTTCTTTCGAGTGCGATTTGGAATGTGCCTAGTAAGCCTTCCTTTTCGTAGTAAGTCGGGACCCCTCGCTGCAAACATAACGCAATTAGTAAGGATCATGTGGGAACTCTTCTGTAGTTTTGAGTTCGCATCACGCTCTCATAGTCTCTCTATGTATAAGTAATGCCACTTGGAGTTCGGTGTAATGGACCCTGTGCAGAAGCAGTACCTTCGATGTGGAGTTGCATAGCGACCACCCCCCCCTTTATCCAATCTCACTATGGCTACAACTACGAGGAAAACGATCGTGCGAAGCGGAAGCCCCGCAAACCAATTTACTTTTGCTGCAAAACAAGCATTTAGAGACGGCGTGCGTGATATGCGCTTTGATCATGCTATAGCATGTATGGAAATGTCGCCTCGGCGACGACTCAAATTTTGTAAAATGTCCGATATAGGGCGTGATATGTATCTTATCCGGAATGTCACATTTCAGGCTGGTGATTATAACCCATTCAATTTGATTTCGAATGCAAACGCTACACTTACCTCAGTGGGATCTGCGGTTTCGTCTGTCGCTCCGGTCATGACTTCTGTCATGTCCGAAGCTCAGACGGTGATTGCATCACTCTCAGAGGTATTGTCGCAAACAAAATCTGTTTTATTTGGTGTGGAAACTACCGGCTTTTTGATTAAATTATTGAAAGTAATAGTTAATACAGCAATGGCGCGTAAAACTATGCTACTTGCTTCACTCTTCTTTAACATTATGGTTGAATTTGGAAAAGATGTTTATAATGCGGTTGTCAAATACTTTGGTGCTGGTGACGATTACCCAATAGTAGAAGTAGAATTCCAGGGTTTTGATTTTAGTGTGCTGGGTGGAATTTCCGGTTTGATTCAAGAAAACCAATCTTTATGCGCTGCTGGACTGGGAACCATTTTAACCACTGTATTACTGTGTGCGCTGGGCTTGCCCCAGCCTCGCAGTGCGGATTCGGTTTTAAAGTTCTTCAGTGATCGTTCGAGGAACCTCAAAAATATTTTTGATTTCGGTAAAGTGGCTGTTCCGCTGTTTACCGCAATTGGCGCTTACCTCCTTCACGCTGCATGTGGAGGACTAACAGAAGAAAGTGAATTAGATGAGTATTTGAGTGGCTACAATAAATGGGCCACAGAAGTCGTGGCTTTGACAACAGGAAACCCCATACCTTATGCCGTCCGATTAGAGAAGGATGAGAGATTATTTTACACGACCGACCGTCTGTTTAAAGCTGGCGTAGAATATTCGAGTCTGCTTGGCCAAAAACGCATCGGTGGAGAATGTAGCTTGCACTTCCACCGATGTTTCAAATTGATCGAGGATGCTCGGAAACTCTGTGATTATACGGGAGTTTTCGGGAATCGCCCGAGAATGAAACCCGCAGTCTTTCTATTGTTCGGAGAGAGCGGCGTTGGCAAATCAGGAATGGCTTGGCCATTTGCCTGTGATCTCAACATGGCTCTCAGCGATACGGTAGAAGCTGCGAAGGAATTCTCGCGTGAAATTTATTTCAGAAATACGGAACAAGAATTTTGGGACGGTTATGCCGGACAAAATATTGTCTGCTATGATGATTTTGGCCAACGTGCTGATTCACAAGCCGCGCCGAATGAAGAATTTATGGAGTTGATTCGTGCTGCAAACCTTGCCCCTTATCCCTTACATATGGCTCAACTAGAAGAAAAGAAACGAACGAAATTTTGCTCCAAGGCCCTAATTTTAACTAGTAACGTGCTTACTCAAACTGTGAATTCCCTAACATTTCCGGACGCCTATCGTCGAAGAATTGACATGTGTGGTAAAGTAATAAATAAGGATGAATATACTAAAGAAGGTACTTCCAATGAAACTGGTGGTACTGTTAAACGCTTGGATCCCCTCAAGTGTGATGGCCCCGTAGATACCAGACCATATTTAATTCAAATTTACGATCCTGAATCCCAACAACCCGTATGCGACCCACTTACCGGGCGCACTAAAGTCATGGAATATGAAGATTTTGTCATTGAAGCAATTAGAATTATGAAAAGATCGCATAAGGCATCCCAAGAAATGAACACCGTTCTGGAGACGAGAATCACACCTGCCCGTTTTACCAAATTAAGGAAGATCCTGCTGCAAGGAGCTTTTGATGAAGAAGATTTAACAGAGACTTTTGAGGATGCTAAGGAGGAGACTATTTCATGGACTCACTTTGTCCGCTCTTTCAAGAATAATATGCGTGAGCGAATAAAATCGCTCATGACAATACAAAGTGGACTAATTCTCATGGGAGTCCTCTTAGCTGGACTGGGGATTTGGAAATACTTTAAGAAAACCAAGAACACACACCATCGTGTTGGCAGCAATCCCTCCCAAGTGATATACACGGAAGCTTGCTCTTCTGCAGACAACACCACGAGAAGAAATCCTGTCGCTATAGTAGAAGGTGAGGAGGCCTCCTTTGAAGCCAATTGTTCCTCAGATAATATAACTCGGAATACCAAGAAAATTATGGTGGAAGCTCATAGTGTAGAAGCCAATTGCTCAGCAGACAATGTAACTCGTAATAACAAGAAGATAACTGTAGAGGCTTTCGGCTCTGGAGATGCTCGATCCAAGAGAATGCCTATTCATAATGTAGAAGCTAATTTAGACAGCGTTGTAGATGTAGAACTGCAAGCATGGAAAGATGCCACTGCCCAAGACCTAATATCCCATAGAATTCTTAGTAATATGTACAAAATTCACCGTTTCCGTTTGAACGAAAAGAAGCCTATTCTTAACGGACTTTTTATTCGAGACACTGTTATGCTGGTTCCTCGACATTTATCACAATTCTTCCGACCTGGCGATGAAATTATGCTCGAAAATATATATGGCACCGAGTTCCGTCTACCTTGGAGCAAAGTGCAGATTAGAGTAATAGCAGCGAGTACTGGTCACTATAAAGATGCGATGCTACTAAAATTCCCTCGGGTAGTGAATGCACACACTGATTTAGTAAAACACTTCCAGACAATGCCAGAAACCGCCGTCCGGCGTGCTGATGTATGCTTGCCTACTCTACGCTGCGTCAATGGCAAAACCATCCTAACGATACTTGGCAACACTCGTGCCACAATGACACCTCTTAATTTAGACCACGAAGGGTCCCTCTTTAGGATCCGGGACGCTATAGAATATACCCTCAATACGAGCAGTGGTGACTGCGGTGGTCCCATTATTTGCAACGAGAATAGTATGATCCGTAAGATAGCGGGCATTCACGTTGCTGGTGAGAATAGTGGCCAGCGTGCTTTCGGCCAATCCGTGACGCAAGCCGATCTCTTGCGAACTTTGATGCTATTCGACGATATTATAGTTTCAGACTTCGATAATCTTGCTAATTTCCAAGTTGTTTCCGTAAATCTACAAAGTGAGACCGATTACGACCATGAATCCGTTCTCGACTTACTCGCCATGCCGGCGGCTCTATTTGGCTTTGCCGGACTATGCTCCAAAGTACCATTCACCCCCAATAAAACTGACATTCGACCTTCCATAATCCATGGTCGCATCTCGGAACCTACAACCGCACCGAGCGCTCTGTGGGATAGAAATACCAACATAATGAATAAAAATATTGCAAAATGCGCTGTTAATACACCTTACATTGATGATTCCGAGGTCAAACGAGCAATCGCAGAAGTACGACCACTATTGCTGAGTGGTAGAGATGAACGACTAGCACGAGTCCTTACATACGAAGAAGCTATAGCAGGGAGTGAAGACTCCGATTTTTTGGGTCCTATTAATCGCGCTAGTTCTGCTGGGTACCCCTGGGTTCTCGAACGGAAAGGCGGAACACATGGGAAAACAGGCTGGTTTGGAAATGACCAAACATTTATTTTTGATGAAACTGTAAGGGATAGCGTGAATAATAGAATATTGCAAGCTAAGCGGGGAATTAGAAACCCCGTCGTGTGGACTGCGACTCTTAAAGATGAAAGAAGACCCATTGAGAAAGTGCGAGCCCTCAAAACGCGAGTGTTTGCTAATGGTCCAATGGACTACACAATAGCTGTTAGAATGTATTTCTTGGGGTTCATTGCCCACATAATGGAAAATCGGATTCAAAATGAACAATCTCTAGGAACCAATCCTGTAGGTTATGATTGGACTGTGACGGCCAAGAAACTAGGTCGTTTTGGTGATAAGATATTCGCTGGAGATTTTTCATCGTTTGATGGGACACTAAATTCGTGTATATTGTCGGAATTTGTGGAAGTCGTGAATGATTTTTATAATGATGGCGAAGAGAACGCCCTCATCCGTCGTGTTTTAATGTTAGATGTTTATAATAGTATTTGGATGTGTGAGGGTAAATTCATATCCCTTTCACATTCACAGCCCTCTGGAAATCCTTTAACTACTGCTCTTAACTCATTCTATAATTCAGTCTCGATGCGCATAGCATACTACCGCGCAGCACAGCAGGCCGGGATAACACCACCGGCATTTAATGACGCCGTATCGATGGTGTCCTATGGTGACGACAATGTAATAAATTTCTCAGATTCCATTAAAGATTGGTTTAATCAAATTACTGTAACAGATGCATATGCCACCTTTGGTATGACGTACACAGACGAAGCAAAATCGGGAGATTTGGTCGCATGGAGAAAATTATCTGAAGTTGCTTATCTTAAGCGGGGGTTTAGGAAAGTCGGTTCGATTTATCGTGCTCCGATGGCCCTAGAAACCCTTTTAGAAACGCCAAATTGGATTCGCCAGTGTCCCGATTTCGAAATGGCATGTCAAATGAATATTGAAGATGTGTGTCGAGAATTGGCACAACACCCGGAAGAAATTTTTAATAAATACTCCCAATCTTTTATTTCAGAATTTTACAAGACAACCGGAAGTTATCCGGCTGTCTCTACCTACAACTCTTATAATGAGGAATGGGATAGGGAGATGGGTTTGTTGGTTTAATCAGCACACTCGTCCTTCTAATCCAAGTAGACTGAACATTTTTCTTTATATATGATCAG